TACCTTCACGGTATCCACTACGCCGTAATCGCCAAGTTCCTTTTCGAACTGCTGGATCAGTTCAACTTGATCGCCAGTCGCGTTCTCCACAATTTGCACGCGTTGCGCGAGCGACAATTCGAGTTCACGATGCTGAATATGCGTAGCAAGCTGTGCCAGAAAACTGAATTCCTCGCGCTTGTCGTCGTCTTGCAATTCCGGCGCTTCGGAAAACTCTACCACGTCTTTCATCGTCGGCGGACGGAAGAACATAGCCGACGTATCCGAGAAATGAAAAATTTTCGGGTCTGGAATTTTTTCCAACTCGATCACTTTGAGTTCCGACTTTGTGATGACTTGTGAAATGTCCAGCGACGATTCAGGAAGTGCAGCAGCTTTGATGCGTTCGAATTCTTCCGCCTTCATTTTCTTGGCACGCACTTGCTGTTCGTACTCAGCAAGACGCATGTGATCTTCTACTCGCTTGAGGTGCGATTGGCCGTTGCAGCGCGTTTTGTGGACATAGTTAGACTTGGTGAACGAATTCATACGCAGCCAGTACAGCACCATGTAGAAATCGGGCAGCGTCAAATCAAATGCCAGTGCGCGGCCCGCATAGCGTTGGTCGGTCGTAAATACAACCGACGATACGGCTTCGACGATAGGCAACAGCGATTGCTCCCGATGTGCTTTTTGCAGCTTAGCAATATGGCGCGCGAGCAGGGGACGCACATATAGGTCCTTAAAGCCGTAATACGCAAAACGCGAAGGCAGCGCGAGTGACATCGATTCCGCATCGGCGATAGGATTTGTGAATCCAGGCATCTGATTGGGCTGCGTACCCATTTGCGGCGCGATTAGCGGTGCTTTAGTAGGCTCCATTGACGGAGCCTGAATCGGTGCCGCCATCGGGCGCGGCGTGCCATCCTGTAGCCAATCAAAGCCTTCTGCGCGCGGCTGTCCAAGAGGCGGCTGAACCTGCACGCCAGGACGTTCCATAGGCTGTGGGTGCTGCTGTATAGGAGTCTGCACCGGGACAGCCATTGCAGTCGGCATAGCTGGGTGCGGGCGTCCAGAAACAGCGGCTTGTTGCTGTGCTTGCTCGATGCGCTTTTGCTGTGCTTGTTCAATCGCGGCACGTTTTTCTGGTGGAAATTCCATGAAAGTCGTAGTCATTTTGTTACCTTAGAGAAGGGTTTTAGAACAAACTCGATACGGCAGATGAAATCGAACTTACTCCGCGTTGGAGCAGGTTCGACGCCGTATTAGTCACAACTGAGCCAACGCTATTAATTGTTGAAGTTATGGCGTTGTTTATTGGATTTGTTATTATACTTGCAGTGAAGTCAGGTGATACCCCCATCAGATTAATAAATACGTCACCTACACTGAAATTCACGTGGTTGACAATTCGGTTCGACGTGCCGGAATCAAACGAATACTGATCAATCGAAACAGGCCAGCACTCTGTATATTCGAGAAGCGCTAAAACGTTATTAACTGGATCGAGAAGGTAAATAAAAATTGGACGTTTGTAATCAGCAGGTCGGCCCCATCCACCACCGGTCGTAGTCGACATGGTTGCACTAAATGGTGTAAGGATAGCGTTGTTCCATGCCTGCAAATATGTGAATGCATTGTTCTGACTGTCGGCATAGATGGATAAACGCAAATCATCCACGCTGTATTCACTTGGATAATGACGCTTACGCCCTTCACGAAATATCGACTTCACATCGTAACGACGGAATGGGCAACTTGCCTCTTCGACGTAATACCACGGCAACTGTGCTGCCCCGGAAGTCGAAACGGCACCGCCCATCGAAGATGCCAAACCGCCGAAAGTTGCGGATGCAAGATTGTTCAAAACCGATGTTGTAGTTGCATTAATTATGCTCTGTGTCGATCCAGGCATAATTACAGGTAGCTGTGCGTACCACATGAACGACTGCAACGGATCAGGTCGCGCGTTGATTCCGCCAAGTGGATTTGGTGGATCAACCCCACCAGAAGACGAAGGAATGCCTACTGAACCCGGCGACGACAAGATAGCGCTCGAACCCGCGAAACCACCGAGTCCAGAAAGTGCAGAATTGAAAATGTTTTCGGGTGCGTTAGCGATTTCGTTAAGTGCGCCCGACACGTTACCGGTGAGCAAATCACCCACTGCACCGGTAACAGAATTAATACCTGTGCGCACTGCATTAGAGGCTGCGCCTGCTACACTGGAAACTACATTATTGACCGCGTTTGAGACAGCGCCCTTAACGCCCGCTACGACTGAGGTCACTTGACCCTTAGCGTTCGAAACGATTTGCTGTTCGGCGCGGCCCACGGCATCACTTAGGAAACTCATTTTGCGGGTCCGTAACAAAAAGAACCCTAGAAACGGCAGACATTTGAACCTCTAGCGTTTGCCATCGCTAGGGCAAAAAGGGGCGACGGATTAAGGTTTCTCGCAACCATCCGTCGCCAAACATCACAGAATGCAGCACCCTTCCCACACTCTCAAAACTGCATTCATGATACGAGACAATATCAAATTGGGGACCGACTTACGTCCACATCATCAAATACATAGGCTCAACCGGCATATAGGCATAGCCGTTGGGGCTTGGACGTAGCAACGAGATAGTGTCAGGACTCAAACGCCCCTGTGGCGGCAAGTAGTAACCGTTCGAGTGCATTTCATCCAGCACCATCATATTCGCGCCTTTTTCTGACGTGTATAGATCGCGTTGAATGATATTGCGCGCACCTTCAGGTTCTTGCGGCCATGTTTCCTTGGTCCGATACGAAATCCAATCCTTCGTGCGTGACATATCGGCTTCCCGAACGAGGCCCAACGCATTGAGCAAACGATCAGGATTGGAATCCTCGCATACGATAATTAGATCACGGAATTTGTTGCGGGCGACATTCATCAAGATCAGACAGTCCCGCAGTAATTGACCTTCTACTGCGGGCGTGTACTCATCGTAGAGAATGCCGAAAAATTTAATACCTTTCTTTTCAGCATTGCGTGCCATTTTAGCCTCTCGTCAAAGAGTCGTTTTGCCACGTTTCTCTTTGTTGCGCTTCTTGATCGTTTCGCGATAATTGGGATCACGGTCCATCGTGCGCGCAATCTTGAAGATCATGTCGTTCCATTTGTTGCGCGCGGTTTGCGGGTGCGGATCGTGGCGAACCTTGCCCGTCTTCGTCAACGACCATGTATCGCCGTCTTCGAACTCACGCGACATGAGCGGACGACGATAACCAGCATTGCCCCATGCCATCGAAGCCGAAGTCGGTTCCGTGTACGTGCGATTAATCAATGCAGCAAGCTCCGGCTCGTCCGAATCACCGATGCCGCGATCCTCATGGTGCTCTGAAAGCTCGTCCTCGCCTTCGTGCGACGTGTCCTTACCCGTGTACTGCTCAAGCTGCTTGCGGTATTCGGCGTCCTCTTTCAAGTCGCGTTCAAGTGCGTCGGGATCGATCTTCGCCGCAGTCATCCACATCTTGAGCGGAATTGGCACGCCCTTGTCGGATGCCATTTCCAGCAATTCCATCATGTTTTCCTCGCCCTTCACTTCCAGTTCTTTGAACCAGTGAAGTTGAGGCATCTTGAGGTTTTGGCGGTTTGCTTTGTTGAACAAGAAGTCGATAATCCGACCATGCTTAGCACGGTTATTCTTGTCCTTGTACAGATCATTCACAACCGCGATCAGCGGGAACAGCTTCGAGTAGAAGATGCGTTCAGTCAAATCCTCGCGATACGAATTCTGCGTTTCGAGGAACGTCGAGTAGGCAGATTCGGCGGCGGCGTACGAAGCTTCACCGGACATGAACGATTCCGAAATACCCAGCGCGCGAAGTTTGTACGGCACAAGCACGTCAGCCACGTCCATCCATCGCCAGAAATCACCGCCCGGACGAATATCGACCGACTGCACTGCATTTCGTGTTGCAACCCAACCGCCAAGCGGATCACTTTCGGCTGACTGGAATTCACGCACGAGCGCGTTCAATTCTTCGCCGGTCGGCGTCCATTGGTCGTCACCGGCGGTAAGATGCGTCATCGCGCGTTGACGGCGCTGCGCTTCTACTAGGGTGCCCCGGAACAGCGTTTTTTCGATCAAGTACATCGGCAAGATGCGATGCAGATACGACGTATAGGCGCGGTCCGTCGTCGAGCGGCGCGGAATAAAAAGCGTCGTCACAGGATCGAGCGTGAACGCGCCTGAGCGCAACATTTCGATGAATTGATGCGGCATCGAATCGAGATAGCGACGCGCGTACTCGGACGTATCGTGCATGAACTGCTGCGTTGCTTGTCCCACGCGCACATTGATTGTTGGATCGATGTTGAAAAATGGCGAAGGAATCGCAGCAACCGACAGCGCATCGTGAATCAGCGTGTCGACGAACTGCTTCGAGCGCGGATCGAACACGAGCGATCCGCAGAAAAAGCCATCCGCCAAATGTGCCACAGAAACGAGTGGCAACATCTGGCGAATATTCAAGCGTTCAAGTGCAACGTTGTAGGGTTCTAGTTCATGGTCGTCGAGGCCACGCAGATCCCATTCGGAAAACGGAAAGTGCGACTGAATATCGACGGCCGAGCCTGCGACGTTATCGAACAAGTAAATGTCGCGATAGAACAGCGAAAGAGTTGATGTGTCGATCAGATGCGGATCGGCCGGAATGATGCCGGTCATGTAATACTGGTAGTTAGACTGCCAGAATCCATTAACAGACATCGAGTGTCCGCCCATTGAACCAACTATCGACGCGTTTGCTTTGACTTCTGTCTGTGCGCGTTGGACGCGAGCAACCAACGGATCGGAGCTAGACGGCCCCATGTTGATCGTGCGTCCTGTTACGCCAACGATTTTCGATTTACTATACACAATTTATTCCTTAGCGCTGTAGATAGTTGATCGTATCGTCACGCATCTTTTGATACTGATCTTGGAGCAGCGCGGCCAAACGGTCACGGCTGTTCGTTTGACTACGACGAAACGCCGCGTAATCTGTATCGCTTAGAATTTGTTTCATATCATTTGCGACAGTGCTGTATTCCGTCATGATCGCCATGCCAATATCCAAAAACGCAGGGCGCATGATGTTTTCAGCGATCGTTAAACCGATTGCGCCGCGATCTTTCGCTGCTTGTAGATCGTTGATCAGTTCGCGAATCGTTTGCACAAGGCCGTTATACGAATGCACGCCGTAGCGCCCATTCGTATCGTGAATCCCCTTTTCGACTTGGGCGATCAGGTTGATTGACGATTGGATCAAACGTTTATTCAACCGCTCCACGGCCGAATCGCTATCACCTTCTTCGAGCATTGCCACGAGTTCGCGCGCATCGTCACCGAAGACGTTTTGCATCGCCTTCGAACCTTTCGTTGGCAAACGATCGTCGAGGTCCGAATAGATTTCTTCTTTCTTCTTACGCGGCGCAGTGCTCTTAGGTGCAACGAGTTCGCGGCTTTCTTCTACCTTGGGCTTTTCCTTCGGTTTTTCTTTGACCTTTGGTTTGGGCGGCAGCAGATCGAAATCATCCACTTTGCACCTCGTCGGGAATCGGGATTGCGATACGATGCGCGTCGCACGTCATGACCGGAATGCCATTTGCGTGCGAGCGTTCCATCGGTTTCCTGCACTCTGGGCAGAGGCCCGCCCCCGCCACGTCAGCCGACATATCGATGCGGGCAGTCACGGCGTCTTTTGTTTCCTTTTTCGCTTCGGTCTTTGTTGCCGCTGCTTTCAGAAAGGCTTGTGGGAAAAATCCCGCGTCATCGATTGTTGCTGCCACTTTCTGAGCACCGCGAAGAGGCTTCGGAGCAGCCGTCGTTTCGAAGCCTGCTGGCATTGGTACTGGTTTCTTGCTCATGGTGAAATCCTTTGCTTACGATTGATAAGTCGTATCAGTGAAGTGTTTTCGACTTCGAGCATCACATCTACCGGATCGTAATCGAGTTGCATTTTCAAGCCCTTCTCCAAACCGTAAATACCGATAAAAGAGGAATCCAGTTGGTGAGGGGTCGTGCGGCAATCTCTGTATAGATCATCTAGCTCCACAGGATGGCGTCGATGGAAAGCATTTTTCCACGACGCGGCCATGAGCGGCAGCAGCGGCAGATCGGTGTAACGTCCGCCAATCAACCCGATCATCGAGGACACATATTCGCCGAGCGAACCATGCAGGCCGCGCGATACGAAGCGCTCGATGACCACGGCATTCGGCTGAAACAGATTCATCCACTGCCCGATTTCCTCAAGAAATTCTTTGCGCTGTGCATTGAATTTCGTGAGGTCATAGATCGGATATTTCAGCAGTGAGTTTGCGATGATCTTGATCTTGCGATGTTCATTCGCGGCGACGACTGAAATCGCCATGTTTTTCGAGCCAGGGTCGAGCGCCAAAACTCGTTTCGTTGTGGGCTTGAGTTTGGCGCATTCGGGAAGGGTGTATTCGACCGGCTTTCGTTGTTTTTTCTTTGCCATGTTAATGCCTACGCTATCGATGGTATCTTCACTTACGGATACCATCAAATTGCGTAAATGACACTATCTGCGCGTGCCGTAACGTGTACCAAAACCTGAGCCGGAGCGTCCGAGAGATACCGGCATAGGCATCGGCGTACGTCCGCTCGACATTTGGAATTGACGTGCTTCGTTCAACCGATCCATCACTTTCGGCATATGCACCGCCGTTAAGCCGAGCACCACCGCACGGAAAATATCATCCGTGTAGTTTTCGCCCTTTTCTGGCGGTCGCGTTTCACCCACGTCGCGCACCGTGATCATTTGCAGCATCAAGTGTGCGATCGGTTTGTTGATCATGTCAGAACGATAGTTCTCGATCATACCGTCCAATATGCGCTTAGCATCTACAGGATCGACATTTGGCAATAGAACACTCTTATTAGAGATCATGGTGCGCACGTTGTCGAAATCACGTCGCTTTGGGCTGTACTGCTGCGACAAACAGCGTGCTTGCCAAGCGGATTATTGCCCATGTCGCGCTTGATCCGATGCAGCAAATCGATACTTTGCCATTGGTCGGCCACGACTCCGACTGCGTTCATTTCCTTCGCGAGCGGCAAAATCACTTTCTCGTACAGCAAGTTGAAGTTCACGCGACGGCCCTCGGTCGGCATGCACTCGATAACCGTGCTCACGACTGTTTTGCCCGTGTCGAAGTTGTAATGCGAGGCAACGATACAGAAGCTATTGTTCGACGAGCCTGCATCAAGCGATATAATCGAAGGCCACGCAAACGAACGCACGCGTTCGATCCGGCCGTAGATTTCTCCCGGTTGATCGTGCTGATAGATGAACGTATGTGAGTTGGGGCCGTTGACGAACACGCCAGACGAAACCGAATCGACAGTCATGTAGCGTGAATGCACGAGCGGCGGATTCGCGCCGTAATCTCGTTCTGCCTTTTCCCAATTCGAAGCGTACGCGCCCGCGATGATCGGGTTGTCGCGCTCCATGTAGGGGTTGAATTTCCACGTCGGCAAGTTCACGCCAAGGATACGCGTCGAACCTTCCTCGGTACGCGATTCTTTCAGCAGACGCATCACCTTATCGCGAATCGAAATCGGCGAAGACACGTTGAGCATGATCGGCGAAGGGGCGGCAAAATAGCCCTTCTTCATCGCCTCGATAAACGCGCCGTCAACCGTCGTAAGCGAGTTCATGAGCGATTTATGCGCCTCGTCAGCGTTCGCCATTTCACTCGTCGTATCCTCGTCATCATCGCCCTTGGGCAGACGGAACAAACCAAGTTCGTCGAGAGCGCCGCCGATGCGTGTATCGCCGCGCAACGTTGAGGATTTCGGGCCGGACGGATAGAAACGGATGTTTCGATAGTTGATGCGGATGAATTCAGACGCATCGTTGTACAGCTTCTTGCCGTATTTGTTGCCGTAGAAGTCAAGCAGCGCGTAGTAGTCCTTGAACCACTTGGAGTCAGCCACGATTTCTTTAAACGGCGTCCACAGCACGCCTTTCGCCTTCGCAAACGTGAGCGAAACGAATGTAAAGGTTAGCTCGGTGGAAGCCTGCATTGAATTCGTCAGAGACGAAAGCGGCGGAAACGACAGGAAGCGATGGAAAAGGTAGGCCGCGTACATTGCGGCCGAGAGCGATTTACCCGATCGCTGACCCAGCACGTT